TCCTTGCGTTTGTTGACTGTGAAAAACTGCGGCGGTCGAGTCGCCACACCAAGGCCAAGAGCTGCTGTTGTGTAAGCAAACCCTTGGCATAATCTTGCTGATAGGTATCAATTAACCCGCTTATCTGTGCTTGTGTCATAGTATTTGTGGGTGATCTTGTTGGCCCGTTGCCAAACAAAGGCCGAGCTAAATAGCCCGACCATGCCAATAATGGCGAGGATGATTGTTTGTTCAGTGATCATGCGACGATTTGGTTAACAGTTTTGGCAGCATTACCATGCGCTTGGAATGCAACAACACAGGTGCGATTAGCTTGGCTGCACAACTTGCATTCAGCGCAGTTTGTGTCACGTTCTTGTGCAGGACACAACACAACCTTGTGCCCTTGTGGTGTGTGCTCAGGAACAGGTTGGTTGTTAGGTACAACACACACAGCAGGTAAGCCTTCATCAATGGCAGCATCAGCTGCAGCTAATGACTCAGTGCTTGCGTTGATGGTGAAGCCTTGGCGATTAGCTCGCTTGATGATCTCAACGTTGTGCTTGTTGAGTGTGTGATGTGTGTATGTGTAACCCCTGCGCCCTGTGTTAGCTACAACTAGGTGCGCCATCATTGCTGGGTTTATGTCACCCAAAATGTGCGGTAAATCACCTGCTTGGTTGTGTCTCCATACCTGCTTGACAGGCAATGACTGAATGAAATCACAGAGGCCTTGCCAATCTGTGCCACGCTCACCGGCGGAGACCTTGCTCCAGTGAAGGGCGAGCGGCCCTGATTTTGCATAACAACCTTTGCTAATGAATGGGCAAGTTGGTGGGCAAGATGACTGTTCTGTGGTGGTGACCGGTATTGGCCCGGTCTTTTTGTTTGATGATTTGAGTGTGATGTGTACGAACATTTCACTGGTAAAAAGGTGGATGAAAGAGAGAACTAAGTCCCTCATTAAAGCCACCTATCTCTTAGTGGATAGGTAGGCGCTAAGGAGAGAGTCAGGCACCAATAGGCTCACGTTGATTTAGACGGTGCGTCTCGATGTCATCCCATACATCGTCGATGTAATGTTCTGCGATGTCTCTGAAGTCAATCTCACTAAAAGAATGGTTCATCAGGTCCCTGACAAATCCGCTCTCTTCGTTGATGTTGCACTCAAAGTACTCGCTGACATCGTCCTTAATCCACACCTCGAGTGTGTCAAGTAGCTCGTCCTTGTTGTCATGCTCATCGCTGAGATCCACAATGTGATCTTCAAACAATGGCGTAAAGTCAGAAAACCAGAGGTTGCACAACCACGTTGCGTAGTTAGTCCAACCGTTGTACTTCTGTGTGTCCATGTGAATGAATGAGTGTGTAAACAAGCAGCATGAGCTGCAGAAAACCAACACAATGTGATGGCTGAGTGCAACTAATGTTTGAGTGGATAGATTAACCGCAAGAATAGGCGTGTCCTTTGGTGTAACCCGTGAACCGAACCCTTGCGATCTTGCAGTTCTTGTTAACCCAGAACCCTAGGCTCATGTTTGGGTTGAGCATCAAGTTAGCGATAGCTCGACGTGACACGTTTGAATAGAGATAGTGTCCGCCTTCTTTGTATTCGACAAAGACAGTGCCACGAAGTGCATCACAAGTTAGTGAATAGACAGCGTCTGAGTAGCGGTTGCAAATAGTTTGTTTGAACAATTGATGAAATGTTGTAGTGGATTGGTTGCGTCCTTGAAGACGCAGGCCGAGGCCAGGCCGGCGAGCCTGGTCGGCAGCAGCACACACTAGTTCATGTGTACCCTGCTCTCGGCGGGATAGACCACTCTGTTGTGACAGAGTCAGGTGTATTTCCATCACATCCCAGGTAGGTCTGACCCTCTGGTGATTCCGCTGGTTCCTCAGCAGCTGTGCTCTGTCGAGCCCTGTGATTTGTTGCTTATCCACTAAGGTACAGGTCCTGAAGGGTCACCGGAACTGGTAGTGGACGGATTCTCAAGTGGTTGGTTGGTTCGGCTGGTTGGCAGTCAATCAGCAGCGTCACCTATTCAGTTGTTTCTTAGTTGAAAGCTTGAGATCTCTCTCACCTTTACAAGGAGAGATCGATAGCTCAACTATCAAAAGAAACAGACTGGTTACAGCAGAGCACAGAAAGCTGGTGGCCAATCGATCAGGTGGCACAGCACAGCATCAGATCGTAGTGATAGCAATGGATATCAGTGGTTCTTATCAATGGTTAGTCAATACATAACCAAAGGTTAATGGTCGCCACAGATCGCGAGAGATTGAGACACGCAGCGCAGCACGGGGTACCCCCCCCCCTAAAACCCTTGGAATTGCTGAGATCCCAGTGGTAGTCACGCGCTTATAAAGCGTGCGCGGTAAAAACGAAGGGGTGGCACGGGGTGCTGCGGCCGTCCCCGGCGCTATTAATAGGCTTCAAAGATTTTTGTCATTTTTTGACGGACAGTATATGCATGTATTAACAGCAGAAATCGGATAATTAGAATTAACCATGACATCAGCACCACAGTTTCTGCATTTAACGATTTTCACGTCACCAGGAGGGAGATCCATGTTACTTACCATACTTTTTGGAGTTTTTTCTTCAGTTCATCCTGTTTCGTCTGACCCACTGTCCATTTGTTGTTCTTTAGGCTGATTTTCATATTTATCAACCATTGTTTTACACCAATCTCGTATTGCATTAGCTGAGGGGGTAAATTTAGCGATACCAAAGACACGACCAACATCCTTAGGTGTAAATCTAATACATGAACTATTTTTGTAATACACTCGGAAGAAGTTTGGACCTGTGTGTGTCCGATAATACGTTACGTTGCAGTCTTTCGTATTCTTCTCGTATACGTACTCCATTCTTTTCTTTACTATATGGTGGATTAGTTTTGAATTGTTGTAGATCAACCATATATGGAGGTAGCCATTGATGAACCCTTATGCATTGATTCCAATTAGAAGGGTTAAACAAGCATGACATAACCATGACATGAATGAATTGAATTATGTATGTAATAGAGGTTCCCATACTGTATGAATAATATGATATAGATGGCAATGCCATACGGATCAACTGATTCAATCTCAGTTGAACCTCATGTTATAAATGTATGTCAGTATTTACAGAAACATCGTTCGCTACGCTCACCTGATGTTTAGAAAAGGGGAGGTTTTGATGTCTCCCCAATCACAGAGGGAGTCCACCCTTCTCCCCCTGTATACGGCCGACACCTAATTTGATGTCTTGTTAAACCCAGTTAGAGACTGATGTTTTACCTCTTGCTTGTCTTTGTTGATCTGCCGTCATACCAAACACCAAATGGTTAGCTGACTGTTGTGGATCGTCTAGGAAAGCTTCAAGCATTTGGTTCCATTCGTCACGCTTACGTGCTTTAATTTCTTCTTGAGCTGAGATACCAAATGCGTCAGTAAAGTACTTAACGCCTTGAGCTAGACAGTCAATTCTATCGTCATGTCTAACAGCGCCTTTTTCACGACACATGCGGCTCATTTGGTAGAAGAGCATGTAGATGAGTCTATTTTCAGGTGCTTCGTCGGGGTTTGATTTGTAATCCCAATCAATGACAGAACGATCAACAACCAACCGGTGTTGATTAAGAATAGGTTCCAAAGCATCGATGATGCGATCTTCTTTTCGGACATTGGCACGTGTTTCCTCAATGCCAATATTCATGGCTAGGTTTTGTATGTGTTTTTTGAACAGCTCAGCTACAATTCCGTCTCCAAAATTGCTTTCTATAAGTAGTGTTGAAGCTTTGTACTTCTTACAACCTTTTAGAATGTCCAGTAACGTGTTGTCTGAGTATCCATCCTTGTAAGCTCGCATTTCATGCAAGTACAAGAAACCATTTCGTTGGGAGATATAAGCCGCTGTCGTCTCATCTGAACCTCTACCCGATGGATCAACTGAGCAGATTGTCTCGGCGTAAGGGAGCCAATCTCCTTGGAGCTGCATTGGACTGTAGAAATAATCTCCAGGTAAACCGACAGTGGGAGCGTCTTTGATGACATTCTGTGGATCTGAGCACCAGATGATCGACTCAGGACACTTATCAGGGTTAACGGAAGTAACGATAAGGTCAGACATTTTAAGTGGGAATTTTTCTGCATCACTAAGACTCGTATCAAGCATGAACTGGAGCATGAAGTTCGACCGTCCCATTGCGGCTTCACGCTCAATTAGATCTTCATCGTCAAATCTGTCGTCAGTTACACCCCAGGGTTCTGCTCCGGTGTCAACATCGGCTTGTAGTTGGGGAGCAAGGAGTCCCTCATAATTACTGGCTTTACGGGGAAAACGTGCTGGCCACACGAAAGGGCGATAATTCCGTTCTGCGAGCTTCCTGTAGACGGTAAAGACGGTCTGAGGAGTACCAAGGAACATAATTCGACTATCATCTTTAGGAGTAAGAATAGATTCGGCTTCTGTACAAAGTTGCAAGAGTTTCTCTCGCATAAGTTCTGTCATCGAGTTACCAGGAACTTCGATGTCATCAAGAATTAGAAGGTCTGCCCGGCTTCCAGTCAATTGGCCAGTAATCCCGACGGATTTGACTGATGGCGCTTGGTGGGGAGAACAATTTACGTCGAAGCTGATACGACTCCATCTCGCGTCGTCGTTCGAAGGCCTCAAATGACTCAGCCATGGTGTTTCAATGATTAGTTTTTGTAGGAAGATGGACATGTTGTCTGCTCTCTCTTTAGAGGCAGAGATAATCATTATCTTCTTTTCTTTGTCATTAAATAGAGTCCAAAGCACAAACGCTCCAGTAATCCAAGACTTACCGACACCACGGAAGGCTTGGATCTGTAGTCGTTTAGGACCATTTTGTAAATAATCTGCAATTGCATATTGCGCTCTCGTAGGAGAAGGGAGATCAAGCTGCGTCCACAAAGCTTGCAGAAACAGCTTGAAGTCTTGCTGTAGTTGTATTGCTACGGAGACACCCTTAGAAGCGCTTCTACGGCGTCTTGTGGGCATTTAGGGTAAGAATATATGTGGACCATGTAGACCCGTGTTTACGGACCTTGTAGAGGGCTCAAACGCAAAAGAAATAGCGCCTGATGATGATTCAATGACACCTCTATTTAAAGCAGGGCTAACGTTGCCGTTTGGTTTGCCATTAGGCTTACCGTTTGGTTTTCCGTTGCCGTTCCTTCTACCGTTTCCGTTTCCATTGCCGTTGCCGTTTCCGTTTCCGTTTCCGTTAACAGGTTTAGGAATAGCATTTAAAACAGCCTTAGCGGCAAACCTAACTGCACCTAAAGCGGGTTCAAGGAGTGGTTGATAACGCCAACTACCACCTTGACGATCACCTTTGCTGGTATTTTCGTGTTCGGTCATTAGACCAAGATTCCAAGGGGCGTTAGCGGGTCCACCAGCAGCCAAAGGAATTTTGTGATCAACATGTAAACCGCGTTTATTTGCTTCTTCATAAATGTTGTCAACCATCATTTGCTCTATAGAACTAAGGGCAACTGATTGATTGAGTTGACGGCCAAGTCTACGATGATGCTTTTGAACGCGCTCGGCAGAGTGTTTTAGTTGGTAACCACTTCCGCCTTTTTGAAAAGTATAATTTATACCGTTGTAAGTAAATTGGGCTCGTACCTTTTTGTCAGGAGATTCTGCACGTCTAACTTTGTAGGCTTCAAGTTCTCTCTTATAAACATCTTCAGGTACTTCGCCCAGGTACATCCTGGGTTGAGGCATAAAAAAAGCCGCCCTTCCGGACGGCTGCTAGATATTTACTTGGGTGTTATGTAATGTGAGTTTTAATCACGTGTTCTCGAAGCCGGTTAATACCGAACTCCGTTCTCATCCAGCCCTGCCACTCATCACTACCTTTTCTTTGATTACAACAGGTACACGCGGGTACAATGTTGCTTGTAATCGTCTCTCCGCCCATAGAGCGAGGACGAACATGATCAAGAGTAAGTTCATGTAAATCATAAGTTTTTCCACAATAAACACATGTACAATCGAAGAGTTCCTTGACGGCTTTACGCCACAAGCGGGTAGCTTCGCTGCTTGTCATGGTTATTAAATGTTGTAAGTAGTGATCAGGGGTTGGGAGGATTGGAGTCATGCGCGTTGGGCTCCGCCTCGTGCACGATTTGCTTTGCGATTACCCGCAACAAGTTTTCCGTTCTTACGGACAGCATCTTGGTCTCCACGAATCTTTAGTTTTCGTCGAGCATCGGCGTGCTCACGTTTGTATTCTTTTGACTTGACGTATTTACCGCCAGGTGAGTTGTCTTTAACGTGTTTAGCTCTAGATGCTGAGTTTTTTCGATAATGTCTGGCAGTTCGGCCAGGGTTACTAACTCCTCTTGCCATAAAGTCTGCTTTGTACGAGTTCAGGGTCAATATCAGGTATTACTGCTGCAAGCTTGTCCAACGGGTTACCGTTATAGGCAATACCGCTGATGTCATTAGCTTTTAACCAATCACAAGCTGCTTTCAGATCCTGCGTAGATGCTTCACCTGCTTTAATTCTTTTGAGGAACTCAGTAGTCACCAACTTATGTAGTTCGTTAAACTGATCCTCAGTAGCTTTTTTGTGGGCCATTTGCAATACGGTCTAGTTTGTCTTCAATGCGGATCATGTGGCCTTCCATCTTGCGGACAACCTCAGTCAGCTCATTCTTGGTGATATAACGTTCAGCAACGCGCAGGGCTATGTCATCCATGCGCTTGTCTAATTCGAGTAGGCGTTGTTGTTGTCTATTGAGAACTGCACCAACACCTGTAGCAATTGCGATGGATACCGCTACGGCTGCTTCTAGCATTATTTAATAGATACGATAGGGACAATGTCGTTGCATAGATGCTCGACACGTGAGCCGGGTCTAAACGTAAACCCTTTGGCCATAATTTCTGTGCATTTCTGTGCACGTATTAGCTCATAGTTGAGCCGCATCTTTTCCTCGTGACGCTTAGCAATTGCTTTGCATTGCTCAATCATGCCACTGTCAAGAGGAATCATAAAATTGACTTGCGCTCCCCAGTTGGAGTTTTTGACTAAACCTTCTGGGTCCACAGGTCTGGTTTCATTGCCCATCATGAATGGGCTAAAGGTCATTGTCGGACCATTACAGGAATTGCTCCCTGCGAAGTATTGACGAGACGGTGCTCCATTGTTCTGGAATTGCACCGCTTGATTTGTGACGTTACCAGTAGCAGCGGCAACAGGATTAGAGGTATTCTGTACACGAGGTTCTTCTGCATACGCGGGTGTTATTGCGAGAAGATAGACAATGACGTAGTAGTAGACGTAATGCCAATATCCTCGGTAATTGTTATGTCTTCGATCACACCGGCGGAGCGTTCTACCAGTTCGTACTGGAATGGATCGCCTGCTGTAGTCACGGTAAATGTTGATAAGTCTGCCGATGGGGTTACGTTTGTGCCAGACCATGAGTTGTAATCTCCGCCATAAACCTCAGTTTCAATAACTCGGTCTATGGTCGTAGTGGTAGTTGTAGTGGCCTGCATACTGCCTTGGGTGAAGTTAGGCGTAACAGTCTGACCAAGTGCTACTGCTGGCGTAAAAACTAGAAGTGCTAGTAGATGTTTCATTCTTTTTTTTCTCGAGTGATAGAGAATGTTGCCAAGGTGCCGCTTAAAATTGAAGCGACATAAGTTGGATCCATTTTCTCCATCCAACCTGCATATGAAGCAGTTAAGAGTCCGGCGGACCAGACGAGGACGAGGAACTTGATGAACCCTTCTTTTTTGTTATCTTTGTCCATGCAGTTTTAAGGATTGGTTTTAGCAAATTGACAAGATGTTTGAAAACTGCAGTAGCTGTAAGGGTGGCCGCAACAGAGACAGTCGCTGTGCTTACGGCAGTGACCAGAATCTCTTGACTAGGTAGTGGTACTTCTTTATCAATAATTGGTACCGTTACATAGTCTACTTCCGGTGCTTTTGGTGTAGGTGTAGGTGTATTTGATTGTTGTGTATTTGGTTGTTTTCCTTCGACCGGTTTTCCTTTAATCCCAGGGGGTGGCTTAAGAGCGCTAGGTGGCACCACTAAGGGCTTGTAAGAAGGTATATCTGCCTTTGGTAAGGAAAGGGTAGGAGCACTAATTACAGGCGCCTTAGGGAGGACTAGAGAGGGGAAAGCCGGTGGCTCTCCCAAGTCCATTAAAGCTTAGGTGCGGGGAACAAACCGTTGCGGATAAATTCCACGGCTTTATCGTCAACTTCATTGTCAGTAGACTCAACCAGTTTGGTGAGCATGTCAACGATAAGCATCTTGACTTTGTCAGAGTTCAGAAAGCTGAACAGGATTGGACGGATAAGGGTGATCATAATTAAGAAGCCAGTTCAGGCCAAGGAGTAAGGTGTGCAGCTGGATTATCGATAAGTGTTTCACCATCAGTATCCAGCACTTTGTCGGGAGCTTTCATCAAAGCTTCCAGTGCAGCAGTAGTAGATACTGCAGCAATCTCAGTTTCACGTGTATTGCAGACAGTACGGACTGCAGCACGATAAGTAGCTACATTACTAGGAATAGCTACATCTGTTTCAGACTTGCGAACAACGTACCAATCAGTGCTACTTAACAGCTGACCAGCAGTTGTTTTCTGTTGTTGGACAATACCGGGACGAATACCCGTTACTTTATTACCGTCTGTATCAGTACCATCATCAAGATAACGAGGGTTACCAGCACTAAAATAATACTTACTATCAAACGCTACTGGATCTGCTACGTAGGTAAT